TCGGTATGATTTGGAATGATCGCCAAGATACTCTTCTGTATCTGATCTGATAATCATGACACGATTATCACAGTCAATCATCTTGTCATCACACATACCTTTCATTGGTATAGTTTCGATAGGAAAATTATACTCTGCAGGTTTGTCAATTAGTTTTGCTAGTTGGGTCATATGATTCATGGCTTTCTCCTTGTTATGTAGAATCTTTCTTTTGTGTTGTTGACACCATACATTGTGACATAGATGCCAAATGTATAGACTGCTATCCATATCATTATGAATAGATCATACTCTACAAATTCGTATGTTCCATATAATGCTATGGTAGTTAGTAGTGTACCAATAATGGTACTTAGTATATAGATCATTGTAACCTCCTTATGTTTGAGTGGTGATCTAGGTTGAAGTCATGTATTTGTTTGCAGTGTAGTACAAGTTGTATGTCCTCACGAAAATAAAATATCGATATGAATATTAATACCATAATGATTGGACCTCGTTCACGCTTTAGGATTTTGTAATTCAAATTCATAATAGAACTCCGATTGAAGATGATGACTGGAAATTTGCGTCTTTATCTATTACACGCAGGGGTTGACCCTTGCGAACTTTGTATTAGCATTTTGCAACGAGGTACGAGTGGTACGCAAAATTCTGCATCTGTTAGTATAAAAAAAAGAGGTAGAGAATAAATCCCTACCTCAATATAGATGTTAAGCTTTTTCTGCAACCATAGATTTGATTGTGTCTGAAAGCATCTTGTCGCCTTTTGATTTTGGCAACTTAGCAATCTTTGCATCAAGTACACCTGATGGGTGGTCAACAAAGAACTGATCGATCTTGTTTTCAAACTCTTCTTGTTCAGAAAATGATCTGCCAGTAGACTTGCACCTGATATTTATTAGTGCCTCTGTTGCAGAAACCTTACGAACTGTACCTGACAATCTGTTGCCAAGTGTAGTTGGGTTGAAGATTGCATCAAGCTTTGCCTTGTGCTTTTCTGTACCTTCCCATGTAAGACCTAGTATGCTCTCGTAGTATTCTCTGAACATCAACATATCAGCTTCTGCATTTTCGATAGAAGCTTCGTTCTGTTGGTAAATACTTGGTCCGTCTGAATCATCAGCATACCAATCTTTGCCATTCTCTAGTTGAGTTTCGATATCTCCTCTACGTTTGATACCTTTGTTGTATGAGTTCTCTGCAGTTTGAACGTAACCACCTAGCCTTACAAGTAGCGAGACATTCCAGAATGGATTGTCTTGACCAGTATCAGTAACAGTCTTGTCTGATCCTGAGTATTTCTTACTCTTTGATTCAGGCTCGAGTTCGTCATAGTTGAAGTTCTCAATCCATAGATCAGTGATAGAGGTAGTGTTACCTGCATCAAGTGCCTCTACAGTTGCGTTGATTTGTGTATTTTCGTTAGTTGGTTGTTTAGTATTTGACATGATAAGTTCTCCTTTTATGTCGTTGTTGTTTGACCTTGTGGTCGTGATATGATTAGCCGTTTGACTAATCAATTACTGTAGTATTGTTTTGTAAGATCCGTATCTGAGTCCTCGATTTATATGATCTGCTGTCATAGTATCAGTTAGTATTATAGAATGATAAATCGAAAAACCTTTACGTCTGAAATCTTTGTATGTATCTTTTGTTATCCATCTACCATTATTTAATTGATCTATAATGTGATGGTATAATTTATTATGAAATTCTCTTTTTGTCATATCGTTCTCCTTATAAAATTAAGCAACAAAATCATATCATATGATTGTCGCATTGTACGGAGCGTTTAATTACGCTCTCGGACGAGGTCAATCGATTACCAAGCAGGAAAAAGTAATACCTACTTAGAATTACTTTTTACAAATGGTCTGGGAAAAGAAGACTACTGTACTTTTTTTGTCTAATCGCTTTACCTTGTCGGCTTGCTAGGTTTCATTAGGATAGAATGCCTACACAATTATTTTGTATAGCCTCGCTCTGCATTCTATTCTTAGGAAACATTGTAAGTGAGAGTGTAATAAAACACGCAGTATAATCTATGCGACATATCATATGATATGATTATCTCCGAATAGCTTTGAGTTGGCTAGTATGTGCCAACTCTTAGCGAGGTAGAATACTGGAGACGTTTGAACATCTAATGGTTTGCAACTTTTAGTTAAAGTTGAATCCGCAGGTGTGTCGTCCGTCAGTGCAAGATTCTGCTGAACGAAAGGGATAATAACGCAATGTAGGCATGACGAATGTCTTGCTGTAATGTAGTTCTTATCCCCTTGCAACTGTCGCAACGGACACCCCCAAGGATTTCTGAGATATTTGCTACACCGAGCTTCGTGTGGTCTGCGAGGCGACCTGTGTAATTTACTATGTGTGTGCGTTATCATCAGCATATCCTACTCTAGTTGGGAATAGAAAAAGCATATTTCAGGCATGATGTCAAAATGTATGCTTTGCTCGAAATGCCCCTTGCATTTCAAAGCAAACAACAATTTTATCCTTTTTGACATCTTGAAGGGAATATGCTCTGCGTATAAAGGTAATAGAAACAAGGACTTACAAATGCCCTTGACAAGTGATTATGTATGGGTTTACAAAAGGGGGGTAAGGGGGGTTTTCTTGTTAACACAGAATAGAATTACAAAGAAACAGAAGCTTCTAGTTGATACTATCGTAGCAAATGGTTGTAGTGTCAAAAAAGCTAGTGAAATAGCAGGATACGCAAAAGGTGAATCAGGTAGAGTGACAGCCAGTAAGACTTTGCGATTGCCACATATCCAAGAGTATATGCAACAAAGGGTAAGAGAAAGTATAGGATTAAATGCTACGAAAGCCTCGAACAAGATGTTAATGCTAAGTCAAGGTGCTAAGAGTGAGTATGTTCAGCTTGAAGCCAGTAAAGATATACTAGATAGGGCAGGGTATAAGCCTATAGAGAAGTCCATGAACTTAGTCACTGGTAATATTAATGTAAGTATAGACTTAACATGATAGATGATGTAGTACTTATAAACGTCAGATTAGGTACGCAATGCATGACAGTATGGGGTGGGGGGTAAAAAAGTGCGAGGTATACTCTACAACACCACCCACACAAACATTAATAGCTGAAAAGGTACGATATGGCTAAGACACCTGCATGGACAAGAAAAGAAGGAAAGAATCCTAAGGGTGGATTAAATGCAAAGGGTCGTGCCTCATATAAGGGTGGCACATTGAAAGCACCAGTTAAGAGTGGTGACAATCCTAGACGAGCTTCTTTTTTGGCTCGTATGGCAGGAATGAGAGGTCCAGAGAAAGATGCTAAAGGCAAACCTACTAGATTATTATTATCGCTTCGTGCATGGGGTGCTTCGAGTAAAGCAGATGCTCGTGCAAAGGCTAGAGCAATATCGAAACGAAATAAAGCAAAGAAAAAGGCTTGACGAAACTAAAAGAAAAGTTGAAGTATTAAGGAAACAACTTAACGAAAGGAAGAAGCAAATGTATGGTAAAAAGATGTCATCACCTAAGAAGAAGCCTAGTGGTTTAAGTGCAAAGCAAAAGACACTACCTAAGTCTTTACAGAAAAAAATTGTAGCCTCAAAAGGTAAAAAGAAGTAATGGCAGTTAATGCAGCAGGTAATTACACCAAGCCTTCAATGAGAAAGGCTTTGTTTAATAGGATTAAAGCGAGTAACAAAGGAGGCAGATCAGGTCAATGGTCTGCTCGTAAGGCACAGATGTTAGCCAAACAATACAAAGCAAAAGGAGGTGGCTACAGATGAAGAAGGCACTAACCCCAAGACAAAAAGAAACATTAAAGAAACACAGCAAACATCATACCTCAAAGCATATGACCAGTATGAAAAAAGATATGATGGCAGGTATGTCGTTTACAGCTAGTCATAAGAAGGCTTTAAAAAAAGTTGGTAAGTAATGGCACTCGCTAAATCACAAAGGTCGCTTCGTGCTTGGACAAGACAAAAGTGGAGAACGAAATCAGGTAAACCTAGTACACAAGGGTCAAAGGCAACTGGCGAACGTTATCTACCTGAGAAAGCAATTAAGGCTTTATCTTCCAGTGAATACTCCAAGACTACGGCTCTTAAACGCAAAGCAATTAGAGCAGGTAAACAAGTATCTAAACAGCCCAAAAAGATTGCAAGAAAAACGAAAAGCTATCGATCTTATTCATAGGTTAAAACAATGATGAATATATACTTTGAACTATTTAAATTTTTTAATAAGTTAGGTAATTATTTTTATAATAAATACTGTAGGGCATTACATAACAAACAAGTGAATCGCAAAACAAGAGTTGTTAAATGACATTCTTACATACTTTAAAGGTTGAAGAGAGACGAATACTTCGTGAAGTTGTGAAACGAGTTCACCTGAAACACCACCCTGAACAATTCTGTACTGATAGGGAAGCCGACAAAGTCATAGCAGTTATCGGTCCTGAAACTGTTGATGCTCTTTTGAGAGTCGGAGTTAATACTAAAATTGATAGAGTTTAAATACAAACCTGATGGTCAAGTCATAAAAGACTTTATGAAAGATAATACTTTCTTTCGTGGCATCAGAGGTCCAGTTGGTAGTGGCAAGTCTGTTGCTTGTAGTATTGAGATATTCAGAAGAGCATTGATGCAGGAGAAAGATAAGAATGGCAAAAGAAAAAGCAGGTGGGCGATTATCAGGAATACGAATCCACAACTCCGTACCACAACGATTAAGACTTGGCTTGATTGGTTTCCTGAAAATGAGTGGGGAAAGTTTATGTGGTCTGTACCATATACACATTTTATTACCCAAGCTGACTTGGAG